ACGCTGGCCCTGACGCTGTCCCTGACGCTGGCCCAGACGCTGTCCCCGACGCTGGCCCAGACGCTGGCCCTGACGCTGGCCCTGACGCTGTCCCTGACGCTGTCCCTGACGCTGGCCCTGACGCTGGCCCCGACGCTGTCCCCGACGCTGGCCCAGACGCTGGCCCTGACGCTGTCCCAGACGCTGTCCCCGACGCTGTCCCTGAATCCTTTATCAAGGACAACCGCGCGGGTCAGGCCCTGCGAAAGCGGAGAACCGCACCAAACGATCCTTTCAGGCGGAGGTAAATTTGCGGCGCGATACATCTCAGCGATGGCGCGCTCTGCGGTGGGGCGGTCGGCTGGCTCTGTTGAAAGGCCGATTTCCGTCCACCGCTCCACAAATTCTGGAAAACGCGTCACCTGCTCCGGCGTGAGTTTCTCGATCTTCTTCATCGTTTTGGCTTTCGTTTGAGGGGTCACAGGACACCGCCCGCCTTCAGGTCGAACAGGTGCTCCGCGTAGAGCGGGCGCAGCGACTTGCCGCCGATCCAGACCGGCGCGGACTTCTGCTTCACGGCATAGAAGTGCAGCGTCACTTCGCCGGTCAGCGCATCAGTGCGCCTGACCATAAACCGCTCCTTGTGGAGGCAGAGCTGGGCCGCGTCGGTGGCGCAGTCGCCAAGCGATGCGCCGCTGCAGGTCGGAAGCGGGCTGGGCCGTCCGTCATCGTTCAGGCGAAAAGCCTCGAACGTCTCCCTCGCCAGCCTCTGCGGCCGCATCGAGCGGACGAGCTCCGCGCCCTGCGCAGCCCCGCTCACAGCCCGTCATCCTCGTCGTCGCGGCGGTTGACGAAAGGCTCGTCGAACCAGCCGCGCAGGAAGGCGAAGGCTCCGAACGTCACGGTGGACAAAGCGCCGACCACAACGCCAAGGGCGAAGGCGAGGGCGGTCATGCTGCGGCTCCCGGCTTGGCGCGGCGTGCATCGATCGCCTCATTGACAGCGCGGGCAGCTGCCTCACCGCATTCGAGGCACAACGTCAGCTTGACTGAACCGTCCGCGACCGCGCAGCCCTGGAAGTCGTATGCATCCCGCAGAATGTGGAAGTCGCTCCAATGCGGCGGGCGCGAAAGGACGGGCCGATCTTCTGTCTTGCCGCAGCCGTCGCAGGCATAGCGGTAGCTGGCGGCGATCTCACGGACGGCCATTTTCAAGCTTCCGGATTACAGGGTTGATGGTTGGATTGTCGGTCGATGCGACCACACGGTGGATGAACTCGACATCGCTGATGCCATCGGGTGGCAGATAGTCGCGAACCGCGTTCACGACGTTCAATAGAGCCACCTCGGCCTTGGTAAGGGCGCCACCGCAATCTCCAGAGCAAAGAGGGCAGCCGTGATTGCGGAGCTCTTTCAGCGCATTCACCGCCTCGCTAAGCGCACGGCGGGCTTCAGCTGCCTCACGCTCCGCCACGCTAATGCGGCTGGCGATATTAAACGCCAAGTTATTGCTGAGGTAATCCTGCGTCGTTTCCAGCAGGCCGCAGTAGATGCTATCAACCGCCTTTTTGAGCAGCGGCTGAACCGCCTTCTCAATTGCGCCGGTCACATCGTCGGCGACATCTTCCCACGCCTGGTTGAGAATAGCGCCCATCACGCCGCCCTCCGATGCTCAACCGAGCCGGTCGCCAGCGCCGGCGCGACTTCCCACTGGTCCACCGCGCCGGTGTTACGGCCCCAATCACCGACCAGCGTCTGGCGGACGATGTAGCCGTCCGTCCGCGCGGCCAGCGCCTGCGTGATCAGCGTCTCGGGATCGGCGTCGAGGATCGCGGCCGACACTTCGCGCGGGCCGCCCCACGAAGCTTCAAGAGCCTCGTTGTGCATCCGCCGCAGCAGGTCCGCGTGCGGGCCAGTGTGGACGATCCATTCGTCCGCGCTGGTGACGAACGCCTTGCGGCGGCGCTCGCGGGTGACGATCGGGGCCGACGCGATCGCTGCGAGGCAGCGGCGCGCGGCGGGGGTGGGCCAGGGGATGGTTTGCATGTCCAGCTCCGTTGTGATTAGAGGGACGCGCGGCGCGCAGCCTGACGGGCGCGCCGCTTGGCGTTTGCGCAAATGACGCATCGGCGAAGTCCGATTTCTGACGGATACGGGCTCATCCTTAGCGGATGACCTGCTCGGCAGGTGTCGCGCGCTGCGTGCCTGTTGCCGCCCCGGTTTAGACCGCGGCCCTTGGCAATCATGTCGCGTAGATTGTCGGCGTTCGTTCCGGGCCAAATGTGGCGTGGGTTGACGCATGGGGGATTGTCACAAGAGTGACAGGCCATCTTGCCAGCCGGGAAGGGTTGGCCGTTCGCCAACTCCCAGCTCACTTGCGTCGCTTTTCTCATGCGACCGCATATTTGAAGGTGGCCGTAGCCTTTATGGTTGCGCCCGCCTTTCCATGGCCAGCACTCTTCCGGGCCTCGCTTATCTACTCTCGACCAAAAGCGCTCAGTGACGGGGGCGGGCCATGGAATTGATTGCATGTCGGGCTCCTTGTGTGAGCCCTATAATGCAAAACGCGTCACCCTTGTCAATGCAAAATGCGTTACGCGGAAAATATTTTACGCGCCCGGCCTGCGCTTCACCTCATCAAGGGCTCGGTCCCAGATGTCTGCGGCCCAAAGAGACCTGACAAAGCCAGACGCGTGCGGCCTCTTTGGCTGTCCTGAATCCAGCTTTCTCGCGCGCGGCGCGTAATCTGTCATTTGGCGTGGACATGCGTAACGCATATCGCGCCTCGTAATGCAAAAGGCGCTTGCGATCACGTAACGCAAAGTGGATTATGGCGGGATGCGAAGCCATTCCGACATTGTTCGCTCCGCCGGCCCGGACAGGGTATCCGCGTTGTGTGGGGTGAGCATTCACACTGCGCGCTCTTGGATACAGCGTGATTCTATACCGGCGGAAAACTGGGTCACGCTGGTCGATGCCGGATTGACCAGCCTGCAAGAACTCGCGTTGGCCGCATCCAAGCGCCCCACCCCCGCCCCAGAAAGCGCGGCGGCATGAGCGCGCGCGCCCTCAGCCCCCAGGCGCGCCTGGTTCTGACGTGCCTGCTCGATCGAGGCAGCTGCGCAACTCCGCGTGAAAGCTGGAATGCGCTCGTGCGCCAATGCCTCCAAGCGCTGCCAGAAGCCGAGCGGCTGGAAGTTGAAGCTCAGGCGATTCGAGTTCTGGCCCAAGCTCCTGCTGCATGGCCAGCGCCAGCCGCAGGACAAGGTTCGGCGGAACGCCGTCAGCGAGCGCATCGTCCAGCACTCTCTCGATGGCTGCCGCGAATATTCCGGCGGCTTCTTCGGCAGTCATCCGGTTCCTCCCGTGCGGTCCCTGACCCCCGCACGATAGCGAGGGGCGGGGAGGGCGCAACGCTCTCCCCGTTTCGCCCATGCTGAGCGACCTCGCCCGTATCTGCATCACCGCAGCCCCGACGCGCCGGAGGTGGTGGTCAGCGAGCCGCTGCGGTTCGTGCCGGTGAAGCGGGACTGTCACTATGACCTCCGGCGCGGCGTCGTCTGGCACGACGCAAAGGCCGCTGCATGACCGACACCCTCACCCTCACCGCCCTGTTCGCCGCGCTCACTCTCCTGCTCGCGCTGCGCCTGACGCGCGAGCCGGACCCCGACACCGGGTTCGACGACGCCGCGCCGTGGATCACGTGGCGCAGCGGCTACAGCGACGAGGATTTCTAGATGCTCGGCGGGGGCTCGATCCACACCATTCTCGCGCGGCTTGAGCGGCGCGGACAGGTCCGCACGCGGGACAACCCTGAGCGTCCCGCGCGCAACTGCGGCGGGAGCGGGCACGCACCCCCTTCCGCTCCCGCCGCCTCTTCTCGCGCGGAAGAGCCTGTCTTCACCCCTGTTCACCGTGGCGGAGTATCCCATGCGTAACGACGAGTCAGCGGACGATTCACCTCGAAAAGCCGAAGGTCAGGGCGGCGGCGGACAGGATTATTGCGGCGGCGCTGCAGCTTTCCAGCATGGCGGAGGCGGGGTGATTTATTTCGACTATTTGCGTCGCAAGGCCATCGTTGATCCCACGACTGGGATTGCGGAGCCGGGCGCAATGAACCCGGCCCTGTTCGCCTACCAAGCGGACATCGTGCGTTGGGCGCTTCGTCGCGGTCGCGCCGCGATCTTCGCCGGTACTGGTCTCGGCAAGACGCTGATGGAGCTTTGTTGGGCCAGCGATGTGGCCGCGCACACTGGCAATCCGGTGCTAATCTTGACGCCGCTTGCCGTCGCGCCTCAGTTTGTTGCCGAGGCTGAAAAGTTTGGTCTGAACTGTGCGCGCGCCAGTGGGCAGGCAGACGTATCGAGCGGGGTCTATGTCACCAACTACGCCAAGCTCGACAGGTTCGACTTGTCCGCGTTTGGCGGCATCGTTCTCGACGAAAGCTCGATCCTCAAGGCCTATGACGGCAAGACCAGGACAGCCCTGATCGAACGTTGCCAGTCCATCCCGTTTAGGCTGGCCGCAACTGCCACTCCGGCCCCCAATGACTTCATGGAGCTTGGCAATCACGCCGAGTTTCTCGGCGTCATGTCCTACGTCGAAATGCTGGCGATGTTCTTCGTCCACGACGGCGGCGACACGCAGAAATGGCGCTTGAAGGGGCACGGCGAAATCGAATTTTGGCGCTGGATGTGTTCGTGGGCCGTCATGCTGACGAAGCCGTCCGACCTCGGCTATTGTGACGACCAACACAACCTCCCGCCGCTCCTGACGCATCAGCATAGCGTGCCGGTCGAATATGCGCCTGACCTCGAAACCGGGCTGCTGTTCCCGGTCGAGGCGCGGACGATGAGTGAGCGGCTGTCCGCGCGCAGATCGACGATCGAGGGGCGCGTTGCCGCATGTGCCGAGATCGTGAACGGCAATGACGACCCTTGGGTTGTCTGGTGCAATCTCAACGCGGAAGGCGAAGCGCTCCGCAAGGCGATCCCATATAGTGTCGAAGTGGCCGGCTCGGAGCCGGACGATGTGAAGGAGGCCAAGCTGGCCGCTTTCGCGCGCCGCGAGACGCGGGTGCTGATTACCAAACCGTCCATTTGCGGCTTCGGGATGAACTGGCAGCACTGCGCTCATACGGCATTCGTCGGTTTGAACGACAGCTTCGAGCAGGTTTTTCAGGCCATCCGCCAATTCTGGCGCTTCGGCCAACTGCGCCCGGTCAACGTTCACTTCATCGCTTCCGAAATCGAAGGCGCCGTTGTCGCGAACCTTCGCCGCAAGGAGGCTGATGCGGCGCGCATGATCGCGGCGATGGTCGCGCACATGGCGGACCTGTCTGCCGCCAATCTCAAATCCGCCGAGCGGCAAAAGGCTGATTACCGGCCTCGCCAGACCCCGCTCCCGTCATTTCTGGAGGTCGCATGATAGAAGCGCTGGACTATGCCGAGGGGCCGAACTGGGCACTCTACAACGGCGACTGCATTGAGGTCATGAACCAGCTTCCGGCGCATAGCGTCGGCTATTCGGTTTTCTCGCCCCCGTTCGCCAGCTTATACACCTATTCGAACAGCGATCGCGACCTCGGCAACTGCCGAAACGACGACGACTTTTTCGAGCATTATCGCTTCGTCCTCGATGGGCTGATGCGCGTGCTTAAACCTGGCCGGCTGGTCTCCGTGCACTGCATGGACATGCCGACGAGCAAGACTCGAGACGGCGTGATTGGGGCGAAGGATTTCCCCGGCCATCTCATCGCCGCAGCGGAGCGGGCCGGCTTCATCTTTCACAGCCGAGTCTGCATCTGGAAAGATCCAGTGACCGCGATGCAGCGAACGAAGGCGATCGGGCTGCTCTACAAGCAGCTCAAGAAGGATAGCTGTCTTTCTCGGCAGGGGTTCGCCGATTACGTTGTCACACTCCGCAAGCCAGGCGATAATCTGGAGCCGGTCACCAAGGACGAGAGCGGCTTTCCGGTTCGTCTTTGGCAGGAATACGCCTCGCCGGTCTGGATGGACATCGATCCGTCCGACACCCTGCAATATAGAGCAGCACGCGAGAGCGAGGATGAGCGGCACATCGCGCCTCTGCAGCTCGGGGTCATCCGCCGCTGCATCAACTTGTGGAGCAATCCAGGTGACGTTGTTTTTTCGCCATTCGCTGGCATCGGCAGCGAGCTTTATTGCGCCGCTGAGCTTGGCCGTAAGGGGCTCGGCGCGGAGCTGAAGCCATCATATTTCAAGCAGGCGGTCAGGAACCTGCGCGCGCTGGAAACTGAGAGGGCTGACCTGTTCGCTGGTGCCGAGGCCTCATGAGCCCCGTGCACGCCCAACTCGCGCGCGAAATGACGCGCGACCTCCGCAGCTACCGCGCCCAGCAACAGCATCGCCGCGCGCGCGCTCCGATCATCGAGCGGATGCGGGAGCTGCGGGCCGAACTCGGAATGGAGCCGGCTGCACCGGACTGGTCGGGGAGGGGCGAATGAGCCGCCTCTGGACCGACGACGAAACCCGCGCGCTGAAGGATATGCGCAGCGCCGGTGTTCCATTCTCAGTCATCGCCATCGTCCTCGGCCGCACTCAAAAGGCGTGCGAGCATCGGGTCTACTATGCGCTGACTCCGCCGCGGCCGTTTATCCCGACGGCCCGCATCGTCGCGGCGGTGAGCGAGCGCTTCGACGTGCCGGCGGCCCAACTGCGCGGGCCGTCGCGGCGCAGGCCGGTGGCGCGGCCCCGCCAGGTCGCGATGTATCTGACCCGCCACCTCACCGGCCGCTCGCTGCCGATGATCGGGCGCTGGTTCGGCGGGCGGGATCACAGCACTGTCGTCCATGCGGTTCGCGCAACCGAAGCGCGCCGCGCCACCGATGCAGCGCTCGACGCGGAGATCGCCGCGCTGGAACGGGAGTTGACCGGTGCGCGGTAACGCCCACGCCCCCAAGCCGCGCACCGCGAAGGACCGCGAGACTGCGGCGATGCTGTTCATCCATCAGCATCCGTCGCCTGAGCGGATCACGGTCGACCAGCTCGTCCGCCTGCACGGCGTCGGCGAGAAATGGGCGGAGTGGCAGGTTGCGCTCGTCCGGCAGAGGCTGGGATGAGCGCTCTCGCCCGCCTTCTGGACGATGCTGTGCCGCCCGCGACTTGGCACATCTGCCCGCGCGACAAGCTCCCGTTGAGCGAGGAACAGCGTCAGCTGCAGTTCCTGCAGTTGATCCCGTTCGTCGCGCCGGGGCTGCTGGCGTTCGCGATCCCCAACGCCGCGCGCCGCACGCGCTGGGAGGTCGCCAAAGCCAAGCGCGAGGGGATGCGCGCCGGGGTCGCGGACCTTCACGTCTGCTGGAACCACGGCTCGGGGTGGCTGGAGTTTAAATCGGGGACTGGGTCGGTCGAGCAGAGTCAGCGCGACTGGCTCGATAGAATGTCAAGAATGGGGCAGCGGGTAGCGGTTGTCAGGACTGCGGAAGGCGCCTTTCGCTGGCTTCATTCAATAGGTGCCCCTGTCGATCTCAAAATCTTGGAGGGGCTACTGTGACTTGTTGGCGCGGGGCTGCTTCTAAGGCTCGGTGGGCAGACCCCGAAACTCGCGCTCGCATGATGGAGGCTCGGAAGCGGCCGCTTTCGTCCCGCTTGGCCAAGTTTCAGGTGCGCGGCGGCGACGATGAATGCTGGAATTGGTCGGGTGCCCACAACGGGGTCGGCTATCCCGTTCTTCGCGTCGATAAGAAAATTCGGCTCGGGACGCATGTCGCGTTAGAGTTGGATGGCCGCCCCAGACCGACGGCTCAGCACTTCGCCTGTCACCATTGCGACAATCCGATCTGCACCAATCCGCGTCACCTTTTCTGGGGAACGCCGGCCGAAAACACTGCGGATGGTATTCGGAAGGGCAGGATAAAGCCGCCACATCAATGGGGCGCGCCGGTTGACCTGAAGGTGCTGGAGGGGCTGCGGTGAACGCGCCAGCCACCATCATCCCCCCGGAAATGGCGCGCTACGCCGACACGATCCGGACCTTCCTGCCCGCCTGCCACGGACGCGAGCTAGAGCTTCGCTGCCGCATCATGAGCGCGCGCGAAAACGCCACGGCGCTTATCGGCAAGGGCAAGTGCTCACCGGAAGCCCTCGGCGCGCGAGCTGAGATTCAGCGGCTGGCGCTCGACTACACCTATGCGCCGGTTTCGGAGGACGAACTGGCGCTGCTGCTCGACGCGCTGCGCCTGCTGCTGCGGGCCGCGATGAGGCTCGACAGATTGGCGGAGGCTGTTGGTGGGCGTGGCTGACGAGTTCGATTTCGACGATCCGCCGATCGAGGCGTATGAGCGGGACTTCGCGGCGGACAACGTGGTTGTCATGCCTGGCGCGAAGCCGACCGACATTTCGGAAGACGCGATCGCGCTCGCCTTTACCCGCGAGCACGGCTCGACGATGCGGTTCGATCATGACGCCGGCAAATGGTATCAGTGGTCGACCACGCACTGGCGGCCGCTGAACGTCCCGGCCGCGTTTCATTACTCGCGGGAGATAGGCCGCCGCCTCACCGCCGGGTCCAAGCAGATGTGCAAGGCGTCGGTGGCGGGCGGAGCCGAGCGCTTCGCCCGCGCCGATCCAACGCACGCCGTCACGTCTGAAATCTGGGACAGCGATCCGTGGCTGCTTGGCACGCCAAAGGGCACGCTGAACCTCAAGAACGGCCGGATGCACTCGCCGCGGCCGTCCGATGGCATCACCAAACTGACCGGCTGCTACCCGGAGAAGAAAGACCCGGCGCTGTGGCTGAAGTTCCTGAACGACGCCACGCGCGGCGATCCGCAGATGATGACCTATCTGCAGCGTGTGGCGGGCTATTGCCTCACCGGTCTCACCACCGAGCACGCACTGTTCTTCATCTACGGCCCCGGCGGCAACGGCAAGTCGGTGTTCCTGAACATCCTCGTCCACATATTGGGCGACTACGCGGTCTCCGCGCCGATGGACACGTTCACGTCGTCCAAGTTCAATTCGCACCCGACCGAGCTGGCGATGCTGAAAGGCGCGCGGCTGGTCACGGCCTCGGAGACCGAGGAAGGTCGATCCTGGGCGGAGGCGCGGATTAAGGCGCTGACTGGCGGCGATCCGATCACCGCGCGCTTCATGCGGCAGGACTTCTTCACCTACCAGCCGCACTTCAAGTTGCTCTTCGCTGGCAACCACCAGCCGACGCTTAACGCCGTCGATCCGGCAATGCGCCGCCGCTTCAACATGCTGCCCTTCGTGCACCGCCCGCCCGAGCCGGACCACATGCTTGAGGAGAAGCTGAAGGAAGAAGCGCCGCGCATCCTCGCCTGGGCGCTCCAAGGCTGCCTCGACTGGCAGCGCGACGGCCTTGGGCGGCCGGAATCGGTTGTCGCCGCGACGGATGAGTATTTCGAGGACCAGGACACGTTCGGACGCTGGGTCGATGAGGAACTGATCTTTGAGGCTGGCGCGTGGGAGACTCGCGCAATCCTGTTTGAAAAATGGTCTGCGTTCGCCCGCCGCAATGGCGAGCAGCCGGGAACCGCAAAGACATTCAACGCGGCAATGGTTCGGTTAGGCGTTACGTCAAAACTGATGCGCGCTTACGGCACACCTTCCCGTGTTTATCAAGGAGTTAAGCCTAGGACGCAGGAGCAGACGGGATGGATCGACTGACCAAAAGCGTAACGCATGTAACGCATGTAACGCCAAATTCTTTAACCCCTCATGCGCGCGCACGTGAGAACGATGGTGGAAATGCGTTACAATGCGTTACGCGTTACACCCCCGTCGAATTCTTCATGGACCGCTCGCGTGGCGCGGCGAAAAAATATCCCTTCGACGAGATGGCGGTGGGCGACTTCTTCCGCCTTCCGTCGATCTACGCGACTGTGGTCAGATGCAGTCTCGGAAGGCAGTTGAAGCAGGGGCGGCGCTTCCACGTGCGCCGCGACGGAGACAGCCACGTATGCGAGCGCGTAGCATGACCCCTCCCCCGATCAGCGCGGCGCGGAGAGGGTGATGTTGACGCCGTGGGAGCAGCGCGCCTTCGCCGCGATAGAGGCTGCGGCAAACGAAGGGCGGCGCTTTCCGACCGCGGACGACCTGATGGAGGCGATCGGCTGCGAAAGCCACGCCAGCACGGTGAACGTTGTGGCCCGCCTTGAACTGCGGGGCCTGATTACAGTCGAACGGTTTCAGCGGGAGCGGGTGGGGACGATCGTGGCGACAGGGAAGCGAACGGCAGAACCAAAAACACGTGCCAAGCACTGGCGCGAGCGCGTTGAGCATTTGCCGGAACCGCTTCACCTGATCCGAAGGCGCGATCAGAAGCTGTTTCAGGCTGTGCTTCTGGAGGCGAGGCGTGAGCGCAAAAGCCCAACTCAGATGCTCGCCAGGCTGGTCGCAGAAGCGATGCAGGCGAGGTTGATTCAGTCCGGGCAGGTTGTGGGTTAGGGAAATCTTATGTCCGACACGGGAGCAATACGCGCGCGCGCAGATCGCGAGGGTGATTGCATCGCAATCTGCGAAGGCCTTATGGCCGGCAAGGGCCTGCGCGAAATCCTCGCGGCCGACGGCATGCCATCGATGTCGACCGTGTTCCGCTGGTTGGCTGAAGACGAGGAGTTCCGCCAGCTTTACGCCGTTGCGCGCGAGGTGCAGGCCACAATCCTCGCCGACGAAATCCTCGAAATCAGCGACGACGGCCGCAATGACTGGATGAAGCGCACGATCGGCGAGATCGAGATCGACGTGCCTGATCACGAGCACATCCAACGCTCGAAGCTGCGCGTAGACAGCCGCAAATGGCTCGCTTCGAAGCTGGCCCCGAAGAAGTACGGCGATGCGGTACAACTCAAGCACGCCGACGCCGACGGCGAGAAGCTGACGCTTGATCCCGTCGCCCGCGCCACCCGGCTGGCGGCGATCGCAGCCGCCGCATTGAAGCAGGGCGATGCTGAGCCCGACTGATCCAGCCTATTGGGATGCCGTGTGGGAGGCCGCCACTCCCGAGCAGCGCGACGAGCTCCGGCGCCTGCTCGACAGCGACCTGGCGCAGCATGTATGGCGCGCGCAGGTCGGGCGGCAGTCGGAAGCGGCGGATGCGCGTGTTGACATCCTAGGCTATGGCGGCTCTGCGGGCGGCGGCAAGACGGACCTGATCGCAGGGCTTGCGCTCACCGAGTTCGACCGGAGCGTGATCTTCCGGCGCGAGAAGGCGCAGACGGAAGGCATCATTCAGCGGCTCGGCGAAATACTCGGCTCGACAGACGGGTTCAACTCACAGAAGGCCATCTGGAGGGTTCGCACCGGCGGCGAGGATCGGCTGATCGAGTTCGGCGGCCTAGACAATCTCGACGATCATCAGCGTTGGCAGGGGCGCCCTCACGCCCTGAAGGCCTATGACGAAGCGACCGAGATGCGCGAATTCCAGGTCCGATTCACGATGGGCTGGGCGCGCACGTCGAAACCTGGGCAGCGCGTCCTTCGACTGCTGACGTTCAACCCGCCAACCACGCAGGAGGGGCGGTGGGTCATCAAGTTCTTCGCGCCTTGGCTTGACGACAGGCATCCACGCCCAGCGAAGGCCGGAGAGGTGCGCTGGTTCACGACGATCAAGGGCGAAGATGTCGAGGTAGAGGACGGGCGACCGTTCGTGATCTTCCGCGGCGAACCGCTCTACGACTTCGATCCCGCAGATTTCGGGCCGGAGAAGATCGTTACGCCGCTCAGCCGCACGTTCATCCCGAGCCGTGTGACGGATAACTATTTCTACGTCCGCTCCGGCTATATCCAAACGCTTCAGTCTCTGCCCGAGCCGCTGCGATCGCAGATGCTCGAGGGCGACTTTAAGGCGGGCATCGAAGACGATGAATGGCAGGTGATCCCAACCGCATGGATCGACGAGGCAATGGTTCGCTGGCAGCCTCGCGAGGCAAAAGGCGCGATGGACTCGATGGGCGTCGACGTGGCGGTCGGCGGCAAGGACAAGTTCGTTATCGCGCGGCGCCATGGGCTGTGGTTCGACGAGCTGATCCGCATCCCTGGCCACGAAATCGACCAGCGCCAGGCCGGGCCGCAAACCGCCGGCCACGTGATCCGCTACCGCAAGGACCGCGCGCCGGTACATGTCGACGTGATCGGCTGGGGCCTGACGACCGCAAACTTCCTGACCGAGAACGAGGTTCAGGTGGTGGCGGTGAACGCGGCCGTTCGCTCGCTGGAGCAGACCAGGGACGGCAAGCTCAAGTTCTCCAACATGCGAGCGGAGATGGTGTGGCGAATGCGCGAGACGCTGGACCCCGAAAGCGCGGAGCCTGCTGCATTGCCGCCCGATCCCGCGCTGAAAGCCGATCTCGCAGCCTACAAATGGAAGCTCACGGCGTCCGGCATCCAGGTCCGCTCGAAGGACGAAATGAAGCAGGAGCTCGGCCGCTCTCCGGACGACGGCGATGCGGTCTGCATGGCGAACATCGTGACGATGAAGCAGGACGTGATCGACCATTTTGCCGCCCGCCGCCCTGAGCGAGCTGAAGACCTTTACGCTGAACTCGGCTGACGCTTGATTCAATGCCAGACGCCAGCGGCGTAACCCGCTGGCATGTGCGCACCGAAGCCGCCGAAGCCCCAGCAGATTCCTGAACGCCAAGCCGTTCAGCTTCCGGACAATGGCGCTACCGCAGCGCGCTCGTCGGACGCGGCTCGCCGACGCCGCGGCATGATGGCGACGGTGGTGGCGGGCAATCTTGGGGCTCCGCCGACCACGGCCTCTACGACGCTGGGCGGCTGATGGCGCTTACCCTCAAGGAGCGGCTGCGCAAGCGCCTCGCCGGGTTGCAGACCGCACGGCAGGCATTCGAGCCCGAATGGCGCGAGATTGCACAGCATTGCCAGCCCAGCCGAGCTCGTTTTCTCACCTCGGACACCAACAAACGCACCGGGCGCAGCAACCGCGCGATCTACAACGCGCACGGAATTCTGTCGGCGCGCACTTTGACCGGCGGCATGACGAGCGGCTTGTCGAGCCCGTCGCGTCCGTGGTTCAGGCTGGCTCCGTTCGACGAGGATTTAGCCGACGATCAGGAGGTCAAGGAATACCTGGCCGAGGTCGAGCGGCGCATGTACACCTTTCTCGCCGGAACCAACTTCTACGCAGCCGTCAAGGCCGGTTATGGCGAGCTCGGCCTGTTCGGCACCGAAGCCTGCGTGATGGTCGAGCACTGGCGTGAGGGCGCTGTCTGCCACGCGCTGACCGTCGGCGAATACTGGATCGGGCTCAGCGATGCCGCGGTTCCGGACACGCTTTACCGCACCGTGCCGATGACCGTTGGGCAGGTCGTTCCGATGTTCGAGGGGCGGGTGCACCCGAACGTGCGACTCGCTTACGATCAGTCCAACTATGACCGCGCTGTTGATGTGTATCACGCGGTCGAGCCGAATCGCGATTTCCTGCCGGGCCGGAAGGACGCCCGCGGCAAACTGTGGCGCTCGGTCTGGTGGGACGCGGGCGACGATCGCGTTGACTCGATTCTGCGCGACGAAGGGTTCAATGAGCAGCCGTTCTGGGCTCCACGCTGGGACACGACCGGCGGCGATGTCTATGGCTCGTCGCCCGGCATGGACGCGCTGCCTGACCTGCGCGAGCTCCAGCTCCAGACCAAGCGCAAGACGCAGGCCACGGCGTTCATGGTCAAGCCGGAGAAGATCGTCCCGGCCACGGTCAAGCTGACGGGAGAGGCTGGCAACACGGTCACGGCCAGCACGGTGGACGCGGCCAAGGTCGCGGTTCCCTACGAAATGCCATACCAGGCCATCCAGGCCATCATGGCGGACATGGAGCGCTGCACAAACAGCGTTGACCGCCTGTTCTATGCAGACCTGTTCATGGCGATCACGAATATGCAGGGCGTCCAGCCGCGCAACATCGAAGAGATCGCCAGCCGCAACGAGGAGAAGCTGACGCAGCTCGGCCCGGTCATCGAGCGCGTCAACAACGAGAAGCTCGAAGTGGCGATCGACCGCACGTTCGGCATCATGCAGCGCGCGTCCCTTCTCCCCGATCCCCCCGAGCATATGCAGGGCAGGCCGATCAAGGTCGATTTCGTCTCCATCCTTGCGCAGATGCAGCGGATGGTGGGCATCGGGCAAATCGAGCGCACCGCTGGCTTCATCGGTAATCTGGCCGGCGTCTTTCCGGAGGCCGCGGACAAGCTCAACATCGACGAGATGATCGACGAATATGCCGATCGCGCGGGCGCTCCGCCGAAGATTATCCGCTCGAACGACGCAGTGAAGTCGATCCGCGACGCTCGTATCCAGCAGAAGCAGATGGAGCAGGCGGCAATGGCGGCTCCGGCGATGAAGGATGGCGCGGCTGCGGCCGAGCTCTTGTCCCGCACGCGAACCGAGCCCGGAACGGCCCTCGATGCGCTGACTGGCGGAGCGATGGCTTGAGCGAGTTGCTTCGCGCCGACATGGCGAAGCTGCTGGCCGAGCCGGCGTTCCGCCGGTTTCTGTGGCGGCTGATCGAGCGAGGCGGGCTGTTCGTCACCGCCACCTCCGGGGCGGACGACCGCGACCTGAACTTCGCTGAGGGGCGGCGCTCCGTCACGCTCGAAATCCTGACGGAGTGCGAGCATTTTCAGGAGGAGCAGCACCCCTCCGGACTGCCTCTCCTGGCCTTGATTCAAACGCTTCGCGAAGAGGTGCAAACGCCACAGCACCTCTTGGAGAAGCCGCGTGGCAGACGAAGCCGAAACGACCAATACCGAGACCTCCGCGACCGATCAGACGGACGCGACGACGACGAATGATGTCCTCGAATCGACGGCGTTGGGAGATGCTGGCGCGCCCGAGGCCGCGGCGGAAGAGAAGCCCGAAACCGAAGCCGCATCCGTAGAAGGCGAGGGCGACGGCTCCGATCCGAAGGACGGCGGCGATGGCGATGAGGCCAAGGTTCCGGAATCCTATGAACTGACGGCTCCGGACGGACTCACGCTCGTCAAGGACGACATCGACGCCGCCACGCCCGTTTTCAAGGAACTTGGCCTGTCGAACGAGCAGGCCAACAAGCTGATGCCCGTCGCGGCGCAGTTCGCTCAGCGCATCGCCGATCGCATCGCGTCCGAGCAGCTTTCGCAGGTCGCCGAATGGCGGCGCGAGCGGCTGGACGAGGCGAAGTCCGATCCCGAAGTGGGCGGCGCGAAGTGGGACGAGAGCATCGCGCTTTCCGCGAAGGCGCTCGACCAGTTCGGTGCGCCCAAGGGTTCGCCTTTCCGCACGGCTCTCGATGAAAGCGGGTGGGGCAATCACGTCGAGTTCGTCCGCATGTTCGCCAAGATCGGGCGGGCGATCGGCGAAGACGGTTTTGCGCGGGCCGACGCGACCGCGACCAAGCGCTCCGATGCGGAGCTTTTCTATCCGGACATGAGCGGGAAGGGAGTTTAAGAGATGGCGGTTATCGGCTCCGGCGTTAACACGCTGGTCGACATTGCGAAGCGGCTCGATCCGGACGGCAAGATCGCCCGCATCGCTGAGCTGCTGAACCAATCCAACCAGATTCTGGATGACATGATCTGGAAGGAAGGCAATCTTCCGACCGGCGAGCGCACCACGGTTCGCGCCGGCCTGCCTGGTGTCGCCTTCCGCGCCCTGAACGAGGGCGTGCCTCGCTCAAAGTCGCTGGTCAGCCAGTTCGACGAAGGCGCGGCGATGCTGGAAGGCTTCAGCGAGGTCGACCGCAAGGAAGCGATCCTGTCCGGCAACGTGGCGGAGTTCCGCCTGTCCGAGCAGGGCGCCTTCTACGAGTCGATGAACCAGACGATGGCGACGACGCTCTTTTATGGCAATGCCAACGCCTCGCCGAAGCAGTTCACCGGCCTCGCGCCCCGGTTCAGCACGATCTCCGGCAACACCACGACCGGCCAGCAGATTATCGACTGCGGCGGAGTCGGCACCGACAACATGTCTATCTGGCTTGTCGTCTGGGGCACCAACACGGTGATGGGCATCTACCCGAAGAACAGCAAGGCAGGCCTGTTCCACGAGGATGTTTCCGACGTGACAGCGGCCAGTGACGGCTTCCCGCGCGGCACCGTGCTCTACGATGCAAACGGCAACCCCTATATGGGCTACCGCGACCATTACGAGTGGAACTGCGGCCTAGCGGTGAAGGATTACCGCTATGTCGTGCGCGCCTGCAACATCTCGCGCGCGGCGCTGTCCAAGGACTTCTCGACGGGCGCCGATCTTCAGGACGTGATGATCCAGATGGCCGAGCGCGTCCAGTCGATGGAGATGGGCGGCACGCGCGCCGCGTTCTATGCGCCGCGCGCGATCACCACGATGTTCCGCCGGCAGCTTCTGAACAAGAAGAACGCCTTCCTGTCCTACGACGATATCGGCGGGCGCAAGGTGCTGAACTTCGACGGCGTGCCGATCCGGCGCGTCGACGCTCTCAACATTCAGGAAGCGCGGGTCGTCTGAGGCCTGGATCAAGGAGAACCGACATGATTACCGACGCTCAGGCCCGCCTCTCCAGCGCACAGGCGCTGACCACGGGCACGGTCGTTTCCACCAACAGCTACGACGCCGGCCTGGCGCGCGACATCGGCCGCGGCCAGGAAATCCGGGTGAAGGTGACCGTGGACACGACCTTCACCGGCGGCACGTCGCTCGGCGTCAACATCATCGAGTCCCCGAACAGCGACCTTTCGTCGCCAACGGTCCTGCTGACGGGGCCGGTGACGGTGGAGGCCTCGATGACCGCCGGCGCGAGCCTGCTGGACGTGGTGCTGCCGCAGACCAGCAAGCGCTATGTCGGCCTGCAGTATGTGAATACCGGCACGCACACGGCGGGCGCGGTCAGCGCGCATCTGGTGTTCGACACCGACAGCCGCACCTTCTTTGCCGCCAACACCGGCTATTGAGGAGCTTGAACCATGACGAAGCCGAAAACCGTCCGGGCGCTGGTGACGAAGCCCACCTTCATCAACAACGTCCTGCATCTTCCGGGTGAGATTGCGGCTGTCGATCTCCACGAGCTGGGCGTTGCCGAGCTGGGCGAGGACACGCCGGGTCTTGAGTCGGTCAAGGACGGCGAGGAAGCGATTGAGCAGGTTCCGGTCGCGCCGGTTGCTCCGTTCGCGCCGGGGGCCACCGAGCCGCAGCAGATTCCGCCCGGCACGAAGCCTTCGGGAACGGGGCGTCTGCTGTCGCCAGCATCTGAGGACCAGGACGACCTTTCGCGCGAGATGGCCGCCCCGAAGTCGGCTGCCTCCAATAAGCCGGCGAAGAACAGCTGATGCCCCTTGGTGCGAACGTTTCTGGCCCTGTTGGACCATCGCAGCGCGCCTACATGCTGACGCCTGCGGATAGCGATCTCGCGGCTGCTATCCGCAGTCTCTACGTCGGCAACACCGGCACGGTTAAGCTGACCTATCTGAACGGGGTCATAGAAACGCTGACCGTGCCATCGGGCTACGTGATCGGGCCGGTCATGATAGCGCGGGTCTGGGCATCAGGAACGAGCGCGACGACATTCATCGCATACGAGTGAGGGCCGGAACATGGCCGCTTCGCAGGTCACGATCTCCAACCTTGCCCTCGCCGACGTTCGCGAGCCGTCCATCCAGAGCATGGACGAGGACTCGTTCCAGGCGCGCGAGTGCCGCCGCCAATACGATCAATGCCTTGCCGAGCTGCTGGAGGCTCACGAATGGGGCTTCGCGGTGGCGAGGGCCGCTCTCGCGGTCGTCGCGAACGATCGCAGCGGAGAGTGGGCCTACGCCTATGCCCTCCCGGTCGGGATTGGGACGCCGCGGCGGCTGCTGCCCAACTTCACCGCAGCCGGATACTACTCCGTTCCGCCTTACTGGAACGGCATAGCGGGCGCGGTTAATCCTTACATTATTGACAGCGGGGTCATCTATTCGTGGATTCCCGATGCGACGATCGAATACGGCCGGGCTGACGTGACGCCCGACGAAATGCCGGCGCTGTTCCGCCGCGCGCTGGGCAAGTCGATGGCGGCCAATCTCGCGAAAACGCTCACCGACGATGACAAGCTGAAAGAGCGCCTTCAGCAGGAAGCGGACCTTGCGGTTCAGAGGGCGATCGCAGACGACAGGAACCGCCAGCCTGCGCGCGAAAGCGTGGACGATGTAGCGGCGGTGCGGGGCGGTTGGGGGCTGGCGTTCTAATGGCGTTCCGGACGGGCCAGGCCAATTTTTCCAAAGGCGAGTTCGCGCCCGAGCTGCAGGGCCGCATTGATGTCGCCATGTATCAGGCGGGAGCGGCGCGGCTCAGGAACGTCATCATCAAGAAATATGGCGGGGTCGAGAAACGGCCAGGCACCCGCATCGTCGCAGAGGTGTTCGACGCGACGAAGCCGGTGCGGCTGCTGCCTTTTCAGTTCTCGATCGAGCAGACCTATGTGCTGGAAATGGGGCAGGGCTATATGCGCCCTGCGGCTCTCGGCGGCATGGTCATCGAGGACAAGCTCACGATCCAGGCCGCTACGCGGACCAATCCGCTTCAAATCACCGCTCCCTACCACGGCTATTCGGTGGGCGACTGGGTGTTTTTCGGAGACGACATCAACGGCATGGTCGAACTGCGCGGGCGCATCGCCAAGGTTGTCTCGGTCGCGGACGCCAGCCATTTCAGCGTCGACATCGACGCATCGGCATTCTCTGCCTACACCAGCGACAGCGGCGGCATCACACGCTCGGATCCTCCGCCCGCGCCGCCCGCTCCTCCTCCTGTGCCGCCTGTCTCTCCACCCCCTCCACCTCCGCCTGTTGGCGGTGGCGGAGGAGGCGGCGGGCACTGGAACCCAGACGAGCGCATTCCATGACCGTGGCGCGGCTCTACAAGGTTGGAACGCCTTATAACGGCGTCGATCTCGACGAGCTCGATTTCGAGCAGTCGGCCGATGTGATGTATCTGGCGCACCTGAACTATGCGCCCACGAAGCTGGTGCGTGCCGGGCACACGGACTGGTCGTTCGTCACGCTGACCTTCGGCCCCACGAATGCCGCTCCGACCGGGGTCTCGGCGACGGCGACGACAGGAAACACCGTTGTCAGCGGCGACAGCTATTTCCCGCGCACACCTTCCTATTGCGTGACAGCGATTGACGCAGCGACGGGCCAAGAGAGCCGGGCCAGCGCGACCGTAACCGCCACAACCGACCTGAGCCTCAAGAAGAACTACATCACCATCAACTGGTCGGCAGTTGCCGGGGCTGATCGTTATCGCGTCTTCAAGGCGAATGACGGCTCGCTCGATTTCGGCTATATCGGATCGACCCCAAACACGTCGTTTCAGGACGTGAATATAGGCCCCGACTATACCGATGGGCCCCCGATCGGCGAAAATCCGTTCGGAGGGGCGGGCAACTATCCTTCGACGGTCAGCTTTTTCGAGCAGCGGCTTGTGTGGGGACGGACCAAGGCTAAGCCGAACGGCGTGTGGGCCTCGCGCTCGGGCGACTATGAGAACATGGACACGTCGCGCCCGCTAAAGGCCGACGACGCACTCTCATTCGCCCTGGTCGCGGGAAGGGTCAATTCGGTCAATCAGCTCGCCTCGGTCGATAATCTCCTGGCGATGACCTCCGACGCGATCTTTAAGGTAACGGGCGGGCAGGAGGACTATCTCACTCCGACCAACATCACGACGCGCCGGCAGAACGGCCGCGGCTGCGCGCGGCTCGGGCCGCTGATCGTGGATACGGTCGCGTTCTACAAGCAGAGCGTCGGCTCGGCCGTGCGCGCGATCGGCTATTCCTTCGAGAAGGACGGTTATCCAACGAACGACGTCACGATCTTCTCGCCGCACCTTTTCACCGGCTTCGACATCAAGGGCTGGGCCTATGCCCAGGAACCGCGCTCGCTGATCTGGGCTGTGCGAAGCGACGGCAGGCTGTTGTGCTTCACTTGGGAGGAAGAGCAGCAGGTCTGGGGCTGGACGCTGTGCGAGACCGATGGTCTCGTGGAAAGCGTCGCTGTCATTTCCGAGAACGGAGAAGATCGGCTTTACCTGACAGTGTGGCGCACGATCGGCGGCGCTGAGCGGCTGTTCATCGAGCGCATGGCCTCGGCGAAGTGGGAGGACCAGGCGGATTGCTGTTTCGCCGATTGCGCCCGCTCCTACAGCTTCGATACGCCGCAAGCGCTGTTGACCAATCTCTGGCATCTCGAAGGCCGCTCGGTCGCCGTCTTGGCGGATGCGAAGGTTGTGTCAGGTCTTGTCGTGTCGGGCGGACGTGTGACGCTTCCCTTCGAAGCTTCAAAGGCGACGGTGGGACTGCCCTATGACGCGCTGATCGAGACGCTGCCGCTTGCGATGCAGACGAATACGGGCTGGACGATCGCCAAGCCGCAGCAAGCCGCGAAGGCTATCGTGCGAGTCGTGAACACGCGCGGCATTCAGGTGGGGCCGTCAGAGGATCAGCTTGAAACCCCGAAGCCGCGCTTCAACGAGGACTTGGGTGATCCCAACGCGCTCAAGACGGGGAACATCGAAGTCACGCTTCCGCCACGCACGACGGGCGGCGTGCAGGTGGTGGTGAAATCGTCAGATCCGCTGCCGATGCTGGTGACGGGGGTGTATTACGATCCGCACGTCAAGGGTTGATCTCGTCCCGGCGAGCGCCGCGCATATCGGGACGATCGCAACCCGGATGCGCGAGGCTGACCGGCGCGAATGCATTGGGCTGGGGCGCACCCCGAAGCAGTCGCTGCGGCTCGGCCTGATCGCGTCCGAGATGTGCTGGACCGCGAAGGTGGACGGGCGCCCCGAAGCGATGATGGGGCTCGTCGTGGAGTCGGCGATCAGCGGCGAGGGCACGCCGTGGTTCCTGGGCACGGATGAGGTCTATCGGCACGGCCGCGAGATGGTGGCGTGGGGGCCGCGCATTCTTCGCGCCATGCTTGATTCAACGCCCCGGCTTTCGAACCTAGTGGGGAGTTTCAACCGGCCTGCCATCCGCCTTTTGCGTCGATGGGGGTTCGAAGTGCGAGAGGAGGTGATCATGTCCGCCGGGGGCGTGGAGTTCTTCGCCTTCAGTATGGGGCGTTAGGATATGTGCGGACCTCAGGCGCTTGTGCCTCTCGTCGTCGCCTCAACCGTTGTTACGGCTGCGGGCCAGATTTACGCCGGCACTGCGAAGGCGAACCAGATGCGCTATGAAGCGCAGGTAGCCGACCAGAACGCCAGGCTTGCCTCGCAACAGGCATCCGAAGCGCAGGACCGAGGCGTTCGCGAAGCGCAGCGCTATCAGCGCCAACTCGCGCAAATCAAAGGCCGGCAGCAAGCGGCGATGGCCGCAAACGGGCTCGACACGTCGTTCGGCTCCGCGCTTCAGGTCCAGCAGGACACGGCCATGATCGGCGCGGAAGATACGCGCACGATTTACGACAACACCGCGAACGAGGTGAAAGGCTACGAAATCGACGCGGCCAACTACCGTTCCGGCGCTGCGGCGAAGCGGACGGGGGCCAGCCAGGCGCTGGTCGCGACCGCCTTTGACGTGGCGGGTACGGCGCTGGGCGGGGCGAGCCAGGTTAGCAAGTTCCGCAAGGCTCCTTGATGCCTGTCGTTCCCATCCTCAACGAAAATCAGGTCCGCGAGCGGGGCTCGCCGGACGCTCGCTTCCGTCCCGCCGATTTTGGCGAGGGCGCGGAGATGGTCGGCCGCAGCGTCGAGCGGCTGGGGAAGATCGGGGCGCAGGTCGCCGAAGAGCAGGACAAAATCAATCAGCAGCTCGACACGGCGGGAGCGAAAAATCTCGATCTCGAATGGTCGAACGCGGCGCGGACGATCAAGACGAACTTCCTCGCCACGCAAGGGCTCAACGCCGGGACGGAACGCCCGAATGCCGACAAGGCGCTGGACGAACTGAGCAAGACAGTGCTCGCCAAGGCGACGACGCCGCGCATGAAGGAAATCCTGCGGCAGTCGATCGAGCAGCGCCGGACCATCACCCTGTCCGACTTCGACACCCACCTGACCAGTCAGATGGCGAAGGCCACCGAAGATGCAGCTCGCGCGCGTCAGGTCACATCGGCGGAGAACGCGGTAGCGGCTGCAAGCGACCAAGAGCGTCGCACCGAAATCGAAACCGGGAAAGGCGAAATTCGCGCCCTCGCAAAGCAACAGGGCTGGGATGCGGCGCGCACGTCCGCAGAAGAGTTTCGCTACGAAAGCAGCATCCACGCCTCCGTCGCGCTCAATATGATCGATGCCGACGATGTTTCCGGCGCTCAGTCCTATCTTGAAAAGAACAAGGACAGGATCGGTGCGGCGGACGAAGCGAAGATCGTGGCGGCGCTGAAAGAGCCGTTGCAGGCACGCGAGGCGAGGGGGCTCGCTGATGAAGTGATGGGCGTCGCCACCGCGCAAGAGGGGAACAGCATCAACTATGCCGATCCCTTGCGGGGGGCAGGGCGGACGCCGGTTCCGGGTGGGCAGTTCGGGGCAGGCCGGGACTATGGTTCGCACAAGGGTGTGGACATGCCAGCGCCTGCCGGTTCCCCGGTGTTCTCGACTGCGCCGGGAACAGCGCGCGTCAGCCGAAGCGAGAAGGGCGGGCTGACGGTCACGATTGATCACGGCAGCGGCATTGTCTCCCGCTACATGCATCTTGGTTCCACGTCGGTTCAGGACGGCGATCGGGTGACGCCGGACACCATGATCGGCAAGGTAGGGATGACTGGCCGCTCCACCGGCCCTCATCTTCATTGGGAAGTGCTTCAGGACGGCAAGGCGACCGATCCCAAGGCGCTGGTCGGCCGCGTCGCTCAGTCGCCGCAGACGCATGACTTGAACACGCTTCTCGCCCGCGCTGATCGCGTTGCGGCGGAGCGGGGTCTGTCGCCCGAGGCGACGGAGCGCATGAAGCGGGAAATCGAACGCCGGGTGCAGCGCGACGAAACGCTGCTCGCCCGGCGCGAGCGGGATGCGGAGCGAGCGGCGCTGGACAAGATCGACGAGATCGAAAGCAGGGGCGGCAAATTCACCTCGCCATCGCAGCTCGGCTCCTTGTGGGAAGCGCTGCCTCCCGACACACGGCTGCGGTTGCGCGATCAGGCCGCGGCGAATGCGAAGCCGTCCGCGCCCGTCGCTAACGGCACTGCCGCTCTCACTCTCAATCTGATGGCCGCTTATAATCCTGACCAGTTTGCGGCGACCGATTTGCGGCTGTTCAAGGACCAGTTGACGCCAGCGGAGTTCGAATCCCTCGCTGTCCAGCAGGCGAAAGAGCGCAAGAAGGTTCCGGAGGCGGCCGATCACTCGCGCATCTGGGGGCAGATCAACCGAGCCGCTCCTGACCTCGGGCTGGACCTGGGCGAAAGCAAGGGCAAGGCGCGCGATCCGGAAGCTCGAGCCGATGCCATGCGCATCTTCGAAACGATGCGGGGCACGCTCAATGCTGTTACCGGCGGCAAGCGCCAGCCCACGGACGATGAGATCAAGGCCGCGTTCGATAGCGCCGTGCTCAACGTCAAGGTGACGAAGCCGGGCTGGTTTGGAGACAAGACGGTCGAGATGCCGCGCTTCAAGGCTGACGGCGCTTATCGCGTGGCTGTTCCTAATACGGCGCGCGATCGGATCATTGACAGCTATCGCAGGCAGACCGGCCGGGCTCCCGACGAAAGCACGATCGCCCAGACTTATCTCCGCTTCCGCGGTCAGCCCGGATTCTGGAACTGATGGACCCTCTCGACCAGTATCTCGCTCCTGGCGCTAACACCGACCCGCTCGACGACTGGCTCAGGCAGCAGGCGCAGGCGCGCGCGGCCGCGTCCTTGTATCAGCCCGGCAACCCGGATCAGGCGGGCAAGGCAAATCGTCTGTCGCGTCAGATGGGTCTGCCGGCGGAGACGGTCGAGCGCAATCTGGACACGGTCGAACGCGAAGCACGGCTGCGGCGGTTCAAGACGCTGATGGACCGCGACCCGCGTATTGCCGACTTCTTGGGCGAACCGCGCAATGCGGCGGTTGCCAAAGATGATCTGGACGCTCTCGAAAAGAACGCGCGCTATTGGAGGCAGGCCAGCAGCGGGAGTCTGACGGCTGTCCCGGCCCCGAAGCCAACCTTCGGCAACTATCTGCGCGGAATTGGAGCTTCTTTCTACGAAGGCGGCGTTCAGGCGCTCCAGGGGCTGCGGTCGGTGGCGGCTGATTTTTTCCCCGACGCCGCTCCGCGTTCGGCCCCCGGCGTGCCGCGCTTGGGAGATTTCGGGCAGCAGAACGCGCAAACCGCCTACCAGCGTTCTGTGGCGAGATCAGACGCCGCCGCTCCGGCGTTTAAGTCGTGGTGGGCGCGCGACGTTTACAGCGGAGTCTCGTCGTTTGCACAGATGACGCCGGGGATTGTGGCGAGCATCGCGACCGCCAATCCCACCCCGGCAATCGCAATGGCCGGGTTGCAGCAGGGCCTTCCCGTTTACGCGAAATATCGCTCGCGTGGCGCAACGCCAGGGCAGGCGACGCTTGGCGCGGGCCTTGAAGGCGGGGCGGAGGCCGCTGGCGAAGTCCTGCCGATGGGATTCCTGGTCAACAAGCTCGGCAAGATCGGCTTGAAGCCGTTCCTTGCCGGGTTTCTTGGACGGGAATTGCCGAGCGAACTGGCGACGACGATCGCCCAGAATGCGACCGACGTGGCGATCGCCAATCCGGACAAGACGTGGGGCGACTTCTGGAACGAACTGCCTGCCGACCTTCGCACGACGGCCGTCTCGGTTGCAGTCATGGGCGGGGCTGGCGGCGCTCTGAATACAGCGGCGTCTCGCCTGAACGTGCGGGAAGCCGAGCAGACGCGCGCGGCGGAAGCGGCGCAGACCGTCGCGCAGGTGATGGACGCCGCCGCTGAGTCCAAGGTCCGCCAACGCGATCCGGAAGCGTTCGCGTCGCTGATCGAGCGGCTGGCCCAAGGCTCGCCGGCGGAAAAGCTGTTCGTTCCCGCGGACAAGCTGGTCGAATATTTCCAGTCGCACGACATTGATTATTCGAGCGATCCGTTCTGGGGCAGCTATTCCGACGAGATCGATCAGGGGCTTGCGACGGGTGGGGATGTCGTCGTTCCAACGGCTCAGGCGGCTGCGCATCTCGCGGGAACGCCGGCATGGGAGGCGATCAGGCCGGAGGTTCGGGTGACGCCTGGCGGTATGTCGCTGTCAGAAGCGGAAGCGTTTGAGCGCGACAAGGCGGCGGAACTCGAAAAAATGGGCGCGGAAATGGCAGCCCAGATGGAAGCCGACCGCGCTGCGATGGAGCCGCGACAGAAGATCGTCGAGTCCGTTCGCGATAGATTGATGCAGGCCGGTTACACGCCCGACGCGGCGCTGGTGAATGCCGAGCTCGTCGCTGCCCGCTATGCGACGCGCGCTGCGCGGCTGGGGCAGGAACTGACCGGCACGGAAGCGGACAAGATTGAGATCAGGCGGGTGCTGCCGGAAGGGCTGGCCCCTGCGGTGGCGGCGGACCAACTCGACCTTGTGATTGCGGCGATGCGCGGCGGCAAGGCGTCGACCGCGAAGCGCGGGCCGTCGCTGCTGGAATGGATTGCAGCGAAGGGCGGCAATGAGGATCGCGGCGGCGATATCGCGGCCATGGGCGGCAATGAATGGCACCGCGGCCGTCCCGGCAGGCGCAAGCTCCTGCGCGAGTCCACGCGCGACCAGATGGCGGCGTTCGGCACGGCGAACCAGAATACGCCCGACGCGCTCGCACAGGCGGCATGGGAGGCCGGTTATTTTCCCGGCCTGACTGAGCGCCCTGATGTGAACACGCTGCTCGATGCTATCGGCGAGGAATTGCGAGGCAATGCGCGCCACGCCGAGACGGACACAAGCGCGACCGTGGATATGCGCGCCGCGGCGGAAGATTTGCGCGGGCTGCTGGAATCGCGCGGACTGGATGGCGACAAGGCGACGCCGAAGCAGATCAGGGACGCGGTGGCGCAGTATCAGCAGGAGCAGAGCAGCGGGGCTCTGTTTCAGACGCCAGAGCGAGTGCTTCGCTTCGCCAATTACCCGGAATTGTCAAGCGCGCTTGCGGACGACCTGATCTCAGCCCTCAAGGGTGTTGATGGGCTGGAAGTTCAATTTGGCGCAAGCAATCAATCTGCTTCGCGCTACGTCAACATCGAGGTTCTCGACGAAGATGGGTTTTTTGAAGGCGACGGTTTCAAGCTGCGCTTCTCCGACCATCCCGACCGTCATGGCGCGGATAAGACGATTCGCTTCGATAGCGTCGTCGACGACATTGAGGACGAAGGCGAACATGTCGCAACGGAAATAGACGCGGAGCGGTATAACGAGCTTCTCCAGCAAGGGCTCGAAGCAGTTCGTGACTGGCTGAGGACAGAGCGCCCGGAACTGACGGACAGCATTCCGCGCACCTACGAACAAACCTTCGGCGACATGCCGCGCGGCTCCGTCACTTTCGCCGATGGCAAGAGCATCATCCAGCTGTTCGAAAGCTCGAACCTCTCGACCTTCGCCCACGAGTTCGGACACATCACGCTTGAGGAATTAAGGCAGGACGGTGGACAGGACTGGGCGACGGTTCAGGCGTGGTTCGCTGCTAACGGTCACCCGATCAGCGACGACGGCGCGATCCCCGTCGAAGCCCACGAGCTCTGGGCGCGCGGTTTCGAGCGCTTCCTCATGGAAGGGAAAGCGCCCTCTACTGCGCTCCGGCGTGTGTTCGACACGTTCCGGTCCTGGCTGCTGCAAATCTACAAGGTCGTCCAGAATCTCCGCTCGCCGATCACGCCCGAAATTCGCGAGGTGATGGAGCGGATGATCGCGACCGACGAGGAGATCGCCGCGGCGCGCGAGAAGCAGCAGATGGCCGAACTGTTCAAATCGGCCGCCGACGCCAACATGACGGAAGCGGAGTTCGCGGCCTATCGCGAAGCGGCTCAGGGCGCGCGTGATGCTGCATTCGACGCGCTGCTTTATCGCACAATGCAAACGATCCGGCAGGCGCGGACGGCATGGTGGCGGGACGAGGATCGCGGGGTTCGCGCCGATGTCACCGAGCGCATCAACCGTCGGCCGGAATTCCGCGCCCTGCACCTGCTCAGGACCGGCAAGCTGCTCGACATGCCCGACGCCGAGCCGATCCGCGCCAAGCTCGACACGGCATGGCTGGTGCAGACTTATGGCGAGGATGTGCTGAAGGCGTTGCCAAAAGCGGTGCCGCCGATCTTCAGCCATGAACGCTCGACCGATGTTGACGCGATCGCGGAAATGGTGGGCTTCCGGACGGGCGACGAGATGGTCCGCACGCTGATCGGGCTGGAGCAGCGTCAGGCCGAGTTGCGCGCGGAAGGCGACAAGAGAAGCGTCAAGCAGCGGCTGATCGACGAAGAGACGGCGGCGGAAATGCGAGACCGTCATGGCGACCCGCTCAATGACGGCTCGATCGAGGAGGAAGCGCTTGCCGCTGTGCTGAACGAGCGGCAAGGCGAGGTGATCGCGTCCGAGCTCCGCGCATTGCAGCGCAAGCGCCGTTCCGACGCCCCGCCCACGCCCTACAGTCTCGCCAAGGAATGGGCGGCCCGCACGATCCGCGAAGGCCTCGTTGTCGATGTCGCTAGCCCTGCTGCCGTCCAGCGCTACGCCCGCGCCGCCGCGAAGGCCGCGAAGGAAGCGGAAGCCGCGATACTGAAAGGCGATGTGGACGAAACCTATCGCCAGAAGCAGCGGCAGATGCTGAACGCGGCGCTGGTCAGCGAAGCGCGGAAAGCCGGTGAGGCGGTCGACGCGGCGGTCGCGCGCCTCGGCAAGCTGGCGAAGCGGGCGACGATCAAGTCGGTCGATCAGGGCTATCTCGACCAGGCGCACGCGCTGCTGGAGCAGGTCGAGTTTCGCAACCGCTCGCAGGCGTCTCTTGACCGGCAGGAATCGTTTGCCGAGTGGGCGCGCGAGCGTCAGGCGGAGGGGCATGATGTCGTCGTTCCGGAGAGTTTCGCCGAAAGCCTTGGGACGACGCACTGGTCGCGGCTCAGTGTCGAAAACCTTCTCGGGCTGGATGAAACGGTCAAGCAGATCATCCACCTCGGGCGGCTGAAGCAGAAGCTTATCGACGGGCAGGAAGAGCGCGAGTTCAACGCGGTCGTCGACGAAGCCGTGGCGTCGGCAAGTCAGTTGCCGCCGCGCCCGCCCTCGGACCTCATGGACCCGTCATGGCGCGACCGATTCAAGGCCGGCGTCGCGGATGCCGATGCGGCGCTGTTGAAGCTGGAAACGATCTTCGACTGGCTGGATGGCGGCAACAGCGACGGCGTGTTCAACCGCATCGCGTTCCGCCCGATCGCAGAGGCGCAAACGCGCGAGCAGGACATGTTTGCGGATTATTCGAAGCGACTGACCGAAGCGCTGGCGAGTGTTGACGCCAAGACGCTCAGGCGCTGGTCCGATCACGTGACGGTGCCCGAGCTCGTCAATCGCGAAACCGGCAACCCGCTCACCTTCTCTCGCCAGCAGCTCGTTTCGATGGCACTCAACATGGGCAACGAAGGAAACGCCCAGCGCCTCGCTGATGGCTATGGCTGGAACGAGGCCGCGATCCTTGACGTGCTCAACCGCGAGTTGAGCGCGGAGGAATGGGGCTACGTCCAGAAGGTCTGGGACATCATCGACGGACTTTGGCCCGAGATCGAGGCGATGGAAAAGCGCCTGAACGGCGTGGCCCCTGAAAAGGTCGCGGCGCGTCCGCTCGAAACCGGCGCCGGCACGCTGCGCGGCGGATATTTCCCAGCGGTCTATGATTCCACGCGCGATTACCGGGCGGAGGCGAACGCTGGCCGGGAAAGCGATCTGTTCGAAGCGAAATACACCCGCGCGACGACGGTGGCGAGCGCGACCAAGGACCGTCTGGAAAAAGTCTCCCGCCCGATCCTGCTCGACCTAGGCGTCATTCAGCGCCATGTCGGTGAGGTTATCCACGACATCACGCACCGCGAAGCGGTGATGAACGCGCACAAGTTCCTGTCTCATCCGCGCGTGATGAAGGCGGTTGACGAAACGCTCGGCCCGGCGATGCGCAAGCAGTTCCGCCCTTGGCTCAAGCACGTCGCCAATAGCTGGGCGATCGAGAAAGCCGGGAACGAAGGGCTCGGCAAGTTCTTCTCGAAGCTCAGGACCAACGCGACGGTCGTTGGTATGGGCTTCCGCCTGTCGACGATGCTGACGCAGATCGCGGGCTATTCGAACAGCTTCGAAGTGGTCGGGGCGACGTGGGTTTCCGCCGCCGTTGCGCAGACTTCGCGGCATCCCGTGGAAACGTTCAACTTTGTAATGCAGCGCTCGGGCGAAGTCCGACACAGGATGGACACGCTTGATCGCGACATCAACTCCGGCATCAAGCGGCTCGCCGGCAAGACGGGAAGGCTGTCCGCGGCGAAGCGCTTCGCCTTCCACGGCATCGGATACATGGACCGCGTTGTCGTCATTCCCACATGGATCGGGGCCTATAACAAGGCTCTGGCCGGAGGGGCGACGGAAGAGGATGCGATCTATGCGGCGGACAAGGCAATACGCCAGTCGCAGGGCGCGGGAGCCGCAAAGGACCTGGCGGCGGTCCAGCGGGGCACCGGCAAATATGGCGAGTTCTTCAAGCTGACGACGATGTTCTACAGCTATCTCTCGGCTGTGTATCAGCGGCAGCGCACGCTTGGCCGCGATGTGCGGGCGATGTCGTCGCGCGACCTGCCCGGCCTGATGGCGCGGGCGTGGTGGCTTGTGATCGTTCCGCCGCTGCTCTCGGAAATGCTCGCGAACCGAGGGCCTGACGATGACGAGGATTGGGGCTGGTGGGCCTTCAAGCAGATGTTGTTCCAGTCGCTCGGGGCGTTTCCCGGCATTCGCGACGTGGCGCGGCCGATCTGGGACGAGCTCGCTGGCAACAAGGCATTCGATTATCAGCTCTCGCCGGTCCAGCGCGCGGGACAGTCACTCGTTCAGGTTGCAGGCGACGCGCATAACATTGCGACCGGAGACGAGACGAGGCACGCCACGAAGGACGTTCTGGAGGCGGCGGGCTACTGGACCGGGCTCGTGCCGGGCCAGGTCGCCGCGGCAACGCAGTTCCTGGTCGACGTGGGACACGGCGATGCCGACCCGCAGACGGTCAGCGACTGGTATGAGGGCCTGACAACCGGGCGTCTCTCTGACGATCATAGATAGGGGCCATGCGCGCCTCCTTCTCTATGGCGTCGATCCGGCGCTCCATCTCCGACATTCGCGCAGTCACGCCGCTTAGAAGCCGCTGATCGGCTTGGGATGACCGTTTCTGTGCTTCCTCAAGGTCACGCATCGTGGCCGCGCGCTCATCCCGAACATAGTTGTCGAGCGGGTCTGGCGTCGACGGGGAAGGCCGATCTGGTTGCGCAGCCTGCTTGTCGCAAGCGGCCAGCATTATCATCGCTGCGAGGAGCGTTCTCATCGCGCGCATAGCTGCGCCGAAATCCGCCTTGATTCAAGCCTGCTCAGCTCTGGCGTAGCCCGGGTGAAACGCCGGAGCTGCCATGACCGTCACCGCAACGCACACTTTCAAGACGCTGGTCGGGAATGGAAGCGCGACCGTGTTCCCCTTCGACTTTGCCGCGGCCTCGGCGAGCGAGCTCCAAGTCAGCGTCAACGGCGTGCTCCAGCTTGGCGGCTATACAGCCTCGGTTTCGTCCACGGGGACCGGAGGGGCTGTCACATTCGACACGCCCCCGGCAAACGGCGCGGCGGTGCTGATCGAGTCCGCCCCCGACTTCACGCAGGAAAGCAGGTTTGCAGGCGAGGGTGATTTCAATCCCGCCACGTTCGACAAGGTGCATGACCGCCTCACCACTTACGCGCTGTGGCTGAAGGCGCGAGTTGCGGCGCTGTTTCCGTTCAGCTTTCCAGACGCGGCGGCTCGCAACGGCAAGTTCCTCGGCTTCGACGCCAGCGGCAACGGCGTCCTGCTGTCCGGAACTGGCAACGACGCCGCATTCCGCACGGATGTGGCCGCCTCCACCGGCTCCTCCCTCGTCGGCTTCCTCCAGTCCGGCACAGGAGCAAGCGCCACGGACCTGCGCACGCGCGGCAGAAAGGTGCTTTACGCGTCCGACTTTCCAACGGTGCAGGAAGCGGTCAACGAGGCGATTGCCCGAGGCGTCGCCGAACTGCATTTCAACGGCGGGACCTGGTCGTTCGGATCGGTTACGATCGCAGGCGCGACCAATCTGACGATCCGCGGCGGCGGCGCGACGGTCACCGCAACCGGCGACATGTCCGGCGCGACCGACGACACCAATCGCACCGCGCTCTGGATGTTCTCCGGCGCCTGCACGAACGTCCGGATTACCGGCTTCAGCTTCGTCGGCGACGGCAACACGGCGCACAAGCAGCGCCTGTTCGGCTATACCTACGGCTTGCCGCCCACGCTTACCAACATCGAAATCGACCATTTCACCGCGACCGGATTCATGATCGTTGGAACCTTCCCCGGCGTCCAGGGACTGAGCGCGCACCACTTCAAGATTAAGGACACCTACGGAGAAACCTCGGGGCAGGGGCTTGGGCTTGCCACCGAGCTGGCCGGCGCCACCCGCTCCCGCAACGTCCGCATCTCCGATTTTGAAATCGACAATTCGACGCGGCACGGCATTTACATCAACCACGCTGATTTCGTGACGATCTGGGGCGCCCAGTTCCGCAACCATCGCTCCGCGCTGTTCACGGCGACCTCCGGGTCCAATGGCCGCGCCGCCTGTATCGTTTCGCGCAGCACGAACGTCGTTCTGATCGGGCCTGAGTTCGATCAGTGTCGCGACGCCGCCCTGATCATCGACCAGGACGCCGCCTATACCGTCGAAAACGTCACCGTCACCGCTCCGATCTTCCGCCAGACCCGAGGGCGCTCCCTCGGCATCGGCCGCACCGCCAACAGCGGCGAGTGCCGCAACATTCGCGTGTCGGGCATCGCGCTTGAGACGACCGCGAACTGGACCGACCCGGACATCCTGCTCGCCGATCCGCAGGGCGTCACCATCGACGGCCTGACGGTAAAGGCAGACGTCGGCTATTCCGGAAGCCATGTCATTATCGGCGTTTCCGAATATCTCGCCTCCTACTGCAAGCGACTGCTGATCCGCGGCGCGCGGGGCGTGATCTCGGGCGGCGGTTCGAATTACCTGGTCCAGCTAAGCGACGGCCTTTCCGCGTCGAGCGGCGGCGTGCTGGAGCTGCTGGACAACCAGCTCGACGGCGCGACCCGACTCTACCTCTACAGCCCCGGCGGCACTCCTGGAGCCTGCACCAACTCTAACGTCCGCGCGGATTGGAACTTCGTGCAGGACATCACCACGGGCGGCACGCCCTCGGTCGCCGGCTATAACCGCTTCAACATGGCCTATGCCGCTCCGACCAACGTGACCAATTTCGCGAACGGCTATGACGGGCAGGAAATCGAGCTGCTGTTCACGACCGTCTCCACGCTGAAGAATACGAACTTTGTGCTGTCCGGGGCCGCCGATTTCGTCGGCTCTGCCAGCGATGTCGTGGTGATGCGCAAAATGGCGGCCGCGGCGAACCGCTGGGTCGAAAAGAGCCGGAGCGTCAACTGATGGGCGGCGCGGTGCCTTTGCGCCCTTTTGCGAGGCAGACATGAGCGAGCGCCCTGCCGAGCTGGACACGTCTGCCGCGATGCTTCTGGGCGAAATCCGAGGGCAGCTGCGCGAACTGATCCACACCACGAATAACGCGGGACAGAAGCTCGACGCGCTCTCCCTGCGCGTGTCGAAGCTGGAGGCCGAGCACAACCGGCGCGAGGGCGCTTCCAGCGTGATCGCTACAATCCTGAAGAGCCCGGCGCTGGGCTGGCTGGTCGGCGCGATCATCACCGCGTGGGCGGTTCTGACAGGGAAGGTGCATGTATGACGACGCTCAAAGACATTCAGCGCCGCGTCGGAGTGACGCCGGACGGAGTGTGGGGGCCGCAGACCGCCGCAGCCATTGCCGAAGCGCTCGGCATGATGCGCCCGCTCGCCCCTTCGCCCGCCTGCGCCGCGCTTGTGAAGCAATTCGAGGGGTGCGAGCTGTCCGCCTATCCCGATCCCGGCAGCGGCGGTGATCCGTGGACCATCGGCTATGGCGCTACTGGGCCGGGGATCGCGAAAGGCGTGACCTGGACGCAGGCGCAGTGCGACCAGCGTCTGGCCGACGATCTTGAGCGGTTCGCTGTCGGCGTTAACTCCGCCCTGAACGGCGCGCCGACAACGCAGAACGAGTTCGACGCGATGGTGTCGCTAGCCTTCAACATCGGACTCGAAAACTTCCGCCGCTCGACGCTGCTCCGGATGCACCAGGACGGCGACAAGGCCGGGGCTGCGGAGCAATTCGCGCGCTGGAACAAGGCGAGCGGGAAGGTCTTGAACGGGCTCACCCGGCGGCGTGCGGCGGAAGCGGCGCTCTACAGGGACGAGGCATGACCGACCGCCACGTCCTGATCGCCTTCCTCGCGACGCTGGCGAGCATCGTCACGATGGTGGCGATGGCGATCTACGCGGTCGGGCAGGGGCGGTCGCTGGAGGCGCTGGGCATTGGCGGCGCTGTCACGGGTCTGATCGGCGTGCTCGGCACGTTCAAGCCGCGGACCACGACGACGGACAGCCCGCAGCCGGTGGCGGTCGTGAATCCGCCAGATGCGCCGGTTCCTGTTGAGCCCACGCAGGACGCGGCCGAGCTGGCGGCGCGGCTGAAGGAGGGGCGGTGATGGTAGGCAATCTCCTTCTCCCGCTCCTCGCCAATCTCCGCGCCTATTGGAAGCCGCTCGCCGTCCTGCTCGCCTTCGCCGCCCTCGCTCTCTGGGGAGCAATCGGCTGGTCCGGCAAGCGCCACGCCGAGCTAATCGCGCAGAACGAGCGCAAGACCTACGAAGCCGCTCAGGCCGAAGCCGCGCGCCACGCGCTCGACATGGCGCGCCGCAAGGACGCCGAAAACCTCAAGCTGAAGGATGACGCCGATGCGCGTTACGACACTCTTGCTGACGATTACCGCGAGCGCCTTGCTCGCTTCATGCGCGGGCAGAACACCGCCGCTGCGCGTGCTGCCGGAAACCCCGATCTGCCCCGCGATCCCGGCGCTCCCGCGAGCCCTGACGGACCCGGTGAGGCAGCCCAGCTTCATCAGGGAGTCTGCCTCAAAGACGAAGACGCCAACACGCTGATCCTGAACCAGGCGAGGCTTGAGGCCGCGCATGAGTGGGCGCTGAAGCTGGAGGCCGCGAATGGCCGATAAAGTCATCTTCCTGACCACGACCGGCGCGGGCAACTGGACCGTCCCGTCCGACTTCTCCAGCACCAACACCATCGAAGTCATCGGTGGCGGCGGGGGCGGCGCGGCTGGACCGTCCGGCGCGGGCGGCAACGGCGCGATCACCGGCTCGGGCGTCACGGGCGGCGACGGCGGCGCTGCCAATGGCGGCTCCCCGGCCGGCGGCGCAGGCTCGACGAGCAGCGCACCGGGCAGCGCGGGAACCGCAGCCGCGCTCTGGACCGCAACCGCTGGCGGCACGGCGGGTGCGGGCTCCGGCGGCGGCGGCGGCAACTGGAGCGTCGCCAACGTCCACGGCGGCCCAGGCGGCCAATATGGCGGCGGCGGCGGAGGCTCCTGCGGCGCGAACGGCGGCGCGGGGCAGCAGGGCATCATCGTCATCACCTACACGCCAGCCGCTGCGGGCGGCGGGACGGTCTATCGCGGAGGGATGCTGATCGGCATCGGCATTTTCATCGGGGGAGTGTCGGTCGTAAGCACCGGAGGAAACCCTAGCGGCTTCAGCATCAGCAAGACGAGCGCCCAGACCCAGACCTACTACAATATGATCAAGGCGCCGTTCGCATCGAAGTGGGCGGGCTACCAAGGTCAGACATTCGCAAGGGATAATGTCGTCACGTCGAACGCGGCCTTCGACACCGAGTATGCGGCCTGCAAGGCGGCGGCGGCCAACAATACATGGTTCCGCATCCGCGTCCGCACCGGCGTCACGGCGATGTACACCGACGACGCCGACTTTCGTCCGCGTAACGGCGGCGGCTTGCTGATCGAGCCGGACTCCGGCTACGAGAACATGCAGATCACCGACGCAGTCGGCGGCGCGAACGGCAGGGGCGTGCAGGTTGGCCGCATCGGCCACGGCTTTCATTTCTGCAAGGCGTCTGCGGGCGGATATCAGGACCAGATCAGGGTCAACCAGCCCGCCACTTCTGTCTCCGGCGTATATATCTTCCAGGGCAACCGGCTCGGCCTGAATTTCGCCGGGCTGGGCTATACCGAAAATAGCGCCGCGCTAGCCAGTGCCGTAGTTTTCACGATGCGCTTCTTCGGTGTCGAGGAAGTGCAGATTCTGGATAACGTGTTCAACGGTTTCGACAACGGCATCGACGTTTTCAGCTGTCGCCTGGTCGAGATCGCGCGCAACGATTTCCAGCAGTTCACCGAGGACTGCATCGGCTATTCGCAATTCGTCGGCTCCTACGAGCAGAAGGGCCGGTTTGCCGACGATCACAGCTATGTGTGGGTGCACCATAATACCGCGCGGAACCTGCATGATTACTATCAGTACACGCCTGCATCGAGCGGGCCGCATGTGGACTTCCAGCAAAAACGAACGACTACCGGCTATCCGCTTACGAACGGCGCTGGCGATCCTGCGACGCCAACGGCCGTCAATCTGGACACATGGTGCGTCAACGCGGGCAACTACTACAAGTGCATTCAGGCGGGCACGACCGGCGGGGGCACTCCGCCCACCGGCACGGGCGCAAGCATCGTGGACGGCTCTGTCCTTTGGCAGTATATGGGCAGCGTCGCCACAGGCTCGGCCGGCTACCTGATCAGCGAAAGCAATGTCGTTCTCGCGGCCTCAAGCGACTACAAGGACCAGACCGGCGTCCGCTACGCCCAGTCTATCCAGTTCCACATCAACAGCGACAGCTCGCGCTCGGGCCAGGTGATCGTCAACAACATCCAGGCGACGCGCAGCAAATATGGCTTCCACTCAGGCGGCCCGAACATGGAGTTCGCACGGGCGGAATATAACACCTTCGGCCCGACATGCGAGATACCGCCATCCGGCGGGATGACCGTCGCCGACAATCCTACGATATTCTCCCACGACGGCCTGTTTCCAGCGGGCGCATTCTACGCCCGCCGCAACATTTGCAGTGCGATTACGCCAGCCGAAGTGACGTCAGTCGAGAACATCACGATCAACGCGCTGTCCGGCGCGGCGGTCGGCACGCGGCCCGGCGACAAGCTGGCCGGAACCTTCGTGCAGAACGCCGATGGCTACTGGCGCATGTCCTACACTGACGACGGCTCGGTCAGCGCCGCGCAATTCGTGCAGGACATGTATGCGCGGCTGAAGATGGCGGACGGGTCTGATTATGGAGCGGTGTTCTAGGTGAAGAGCGCGATCCCGGCGAGCGTTGCGGCCGCGAATAGCAGGAAGCCGAACCAGAGGCCGGAGCGGTAGGTCATGCGCGCACCCTTAACACGTCACGCGGACGTGTTAGGTTTTTCGGGATTCGGTGACAGGTTGGGGCTCAGCCATCACTTCTCTCCTGCTGAAGGTGGGCGCGGACCTGGAGGCCGAGGGAGGTGAGGCGATCCGTCCGCAAGCTGACAAACTGAGCAATGCCTTCCGGCCACGGCTCGCCTGCAAAATGGACGGTGACAAAAGGCTGTCCACCGATACTCGGATGCGTCGTGCAAGCGCCTAGAATCGCTTCCCGCTGAGCCTTCGTCAGCTTCCGCGCCAGTTCTTCAACCTCAGCCATTGGAGGATACTCCGAGGAGGGCGGCGCGGGCAAGTTTTTGGAACGTCCTGAGGGTGGAATGCACCATGTCGGCAGCAACCCCCTCTATAATATGGCCCCGCCAGTGGACGCGGTTCGGACCATCGTTTTCGACGATGGTGTTCTCGATTATTCTGTCCGCCGCCTCCAACGCGCTCCGCATCGCCTCGATCTGGTTGAGGAGGGCGGGGAGGGCGTTGACGGCTTCGGTGATTAAGGCGGCGTTAGCAGCGGAGGTCGGGCCACAGCCAGTTAGACCGGGACATTTTCCGTCCGCGTTCAGCAGCCATAGCTTATCTTGGCGATCTTCGGTTTGACTTGCCTGATAGAAAAGCTCCTCCATGACCGCATTGAGATCGCGAGCGGAATGCTCATAGATCGACCACGGTCCCGGCGTCGCCTTCGCCAGAAGCTCTCTCAGCCGCGCCACCTGTTCAGGGCTGACCGCAGAGGGGTGTTCAGGCATGGGGTTGGTCCTTCGCAAGTCTGCGCCCCAGAGACGGCTGACGCGGACAATAATCCGCCTGACACGTCTGCTCGCTCGTAGGCGGGCAAATACAGCCACGTTGAAGCACAGTAGGTTGATAAACTCCGGGCGAGCAGATCGGGCAGGGCGTGCAAGGGCAGTAATGAGGGGTCATTTCGGTTGCTCCTTGAGGGCTGCGCGGGCGGGCTCGCCTTTCTGTTCAGCCATTGCGCGGAGGGACGCTGCGCATAGTGCGAGCGCGGGCGTGGCGGCGTAGCCCTTCTGGGCATCCGGATTGCTCTGCTGCCCCTCCTGACCGAGCTGCCAATCGGGATCATATTCGCTTGCAAACGGCCACACCCACGCCATGCACATTTCCGGAGCATGGTCGAAGCGCGATCCCTGCTCGAAGCCGACGCGCCACCCCTCCGGAACCAGCGTCATCGCGGCGTCCAGTGAAGCGCTGTAGCGCGGCACTCCCCAATTCTTCAGCCATAGCATCTTATCAAGCGGGTCCGCGCCCCTGTTTCTCAAGCCGTTAGCCTGATCGTAGGCTCTCTGCGGAAAGCCGAACACAGCGACCTCGATCAGCGCATCAAGCTCCCGATCCGGCCCTTCCGCCCGCTCGACACGTTCAGCCAGCGCTATGAGTTGTTCTGTGTCAGCCATTTGCCTCTCCTTCCTGACGGGTGGCTTTGCTGATTGCGGCGCGGACAGCGAGGCCGAACGGAGACCAGCGCCAACCTTCTGGATCGGATGGGTGGGCTTCGATTAGACCGTGCATCATGCAGAATATGGCAAGTATATAATTCCCCTCGGAAGGCCGGCGCGAGCTGCATCCCCTTGCCGATTTCCAGCTTGCGGCTGAACCGGCGGGCGAGGTCGGCGATGTCGCTCATCGTCCCTCCTTGAAGCGGGCGGCGGCGGTCATTCTCCGCACCCCTTGCCAACCAGTTCGCCGTTCTCGCCGGCGGTGAAGTCGCGCCAATGAACCCAGCCGCGTGGGCAGTGGAATCCCCACTCGCGAACCTTCGGTCCGGTGAAGAACAGCGAGACGAAGGGCTGTCCGTCCACAAGTTCAAGCCGGTGCGCGTCAGTCGCCTTTCGGCGGATGATCGAGCCCGCCTCACGGATGAACGCCCCCTCCGGCGTGATCTCGCGATACCGCCCGATCAGCAGATACGAGACGTTATCCCAAGGGTGATCATGCAGCGCGCGGTCTTCGTCGTCGCGCAGACCTTCGTGCAGATACACGTTCTGCTGTTCGTTGCGCGGGATGATCCACCAGCGACGTAGATAGGCGGGCTCGCCGATCACGAAATCGTGGTGGCGCTGCATCCGCGCCCGCGCCCATGCGGCCATGTCGGTTGCATCTGCGTAGCCGATCATGCCCCCACCTCCACCATTCGCTTCAACCTCCACCCGCGCAGGCGCGGCATCCGCTGCGCGTCGCACAGCCGGTTGCCAGCCTCAGCGATTCTCGCGTCCACGGCGCGCAGCTCGGCTTCGATCGCAGCCCTGCGCGCGAACAGGCGGCGGAGTTCGGCGGCGTCGGAGGCGGGGTTGAGAGGATAGGTCATGCGGCCGCCCCTTCGTCCGGCAAGTCGATGTGCGCGGTGAACTTTCCCGTCTTGTAATTGCCCTCGACCGAGACAAGTCGGTGCTCCGATCCGTCATCGTGCCGAAGAGTTATTCCGGACCGAACATCGCCCTTGTCATCGTCGATCCACCGATGATCGGCGATGACGTCCAGCCAACCGGCGGGTGTCAAGGGTGGCGTTCCGGTAGCCTCGTAAAGGCCCTCGATCACCTCGCGCGCAGCCCTAACAGCTGACACAATGTGGGGGAGTTCCGCCAAAAAGCGGGGCATCGCCTCTTCCGGGATGCGGCTGATGTCGACCAGCGTTGCGATCGAATAGCTTGGCGCTTCGCTCATATTCACACCCGGCGGGTTATTGGCCCGCCGGGCTCCCTCGCTTGGTGAACTATTCCGCCGCCTCGCTCTGCGCGGGCTCGGAGGCGGGGTCGGCCTCGATCACGCGGGCGTAGAGGTCGGGATGCTCGCGCTGGAGCTTGGCGAGCGCGCTGCGGTTGGCCTTGAGGCCGCGGATGGTCTCGACCGCTTCGATTGTCTCCGCCGCGCGCAGGCTCTCGATATAGCCGTTGGCCCAGAACTCCGCCTTGGCGCGCGCCTCGTCCGGCTGCGCCATTTCGAACGCGGGCTGATCGCTCTCGCGCCGTTCCGGCGACAGGTCGCGGGCGCGTTTCGCCTGCGGGACAGGCGGCGTGGGGCGCGCCGGCTTGTCGTCGAAGTCCATCACCTCTTCGGGGACGTAGAGGCCGGAGGTCGCGCCGGGGAACACGGTGCGGATGCCTTCGCTCACGACGCGGCTGCGCAGCATCTGGCGCGGAAATTTCTTCCACATGTCCTTGCCGCCGAGCCCGGCCTTCGCGGCGCGGGCCATCGTCCAGTTGATCGTCACCTCGCCGCCCTGCGGATGCGTGAACGTCGCCTCGGCGCATTCGTCGTCGAGCTTGTTCCAGACGACGCGGCCTCCGCCTGCGATGAAGTCGCGGAGCATGGCGTCAGCCTTTTTGGCCGGCGTCCCTTGGATCACGTGGTAATCCCGCGCCGCCGCAACCGGGCTCCGGCCTTCCTCATGTGCGATCAGGCACAGGATCAGAGCGGTGTGCGGGTCTTTGACCCCGAACGCGCCGGACTGCGCCATGCTGGTCGCTACGCGCTCCACGTCCGAAAGCGAGGCGATCAGCGCGGGTTGCGCCGGGCGCTGCTGAATGACTGCCAGTTCTCCCATGATCATTCTCCTGCTGTGGCGAAGCGCAGCGCGCCCCGCTTGTCTCGATTGATGATGACGCCGTGCCCGAAACACTTGCTGGCGTCCGCCGGCACGAGTTCCTTCAAGCCCTTCTTCGCCAGCTCGTGCCGCTGGGCGGGAAGGATGGTTTCGAGGTAATCGGCGCAGAGCGACGCCCATGCGTTGGAGCCGGTGAGGTCGTATTCCTTGACACCCACCGGCTTGGGCGCGGGCGGCGGCGGAAGCGGCGCGGGCGGCTCGCCGGACTGGACGCAGGCCCAGAAGGCGCGCTCCGCCTCGATCAGCGCGGCGGCGTAATCGTCATCCAGCGCGTATTCCATCATCATCCAGTCGCCGTTGCCCTTGAAGCAGGACAGGAAGGCGCGCGCCTCGCCGGCCACGATGCAGTTGTGCGTGAGCTGCGGGACGTAGCGCTCGAACAGCTCGGCGTCTGTGTTGCGGACGCCGCAGTGCTTCGCCTCGAAGATTGCGTTCACGTCCTGCCCGACAGGATCGGCAACCCAGCCGTCCAGCGTCGCGCTCATCGGCAGCCCGGCGTTGTCGTATTTCACGACTTCGCCACGCCGGGTTACATTATAGCCCGTCTGCTTCTCGAACCAGGCGACGTTCAGCGGCTCGGTGAACGAGCCCATGACGACCGCGAGGTTGTCGCTCAGGTCTTCCGGCTCCGCCTCGCCGCGATTCTCGCGCCAGAGGCGGATCAGCTTGTCGGCGTCGCCGGACATGATGATGTTGGCGTCCGACCCGCCGATGCTGTGACGGCGTGCGGCCTTCGCTTCGGCACTGAGGCCCAGGGTGTCGAGCATGTCAGTTTTCTCCGGAGATCGCCAGCGTCGCGCAGATCAGCGCCCACAGCAGCGGCAGCAGCGCGGCGGCCGTGAGGATGAGGCGCGGGGTGATGAGGGAGAGCGCGTAGCTCTCCCTCGCGCGTCGGTCAGTCGGCGACACGACGGGCCTGCTCGGCGAACGGGTCGAACTCGCGGGCGATGCGAAATTCGTAGATCCCGGGCGCGAGGTTGTAGCCGTCGTGCGGAACCGCTGCGTCCTGAATCAGCTCGGCGGGCTCTTCTAGCAGCGCGTAGAGCTTCTGCATCCCGGCCGGCACGCCATCGACGCGCTCCAGCACATCGCCGCCCGTCAGGACATGGTGATGGCCGCTTTCGCTGTGGCTGATGATCCAGCCCTTCGCGGTGCGTTCGGCGGGCTTCGTCTTGAAACCAGCCAGGTCCGCCTCTGTCGCGCCGACCAACTCGATAATGGTGATCTCGCCCTGGGCTCCGACCACTCGCTTCGTCACGTTCGTCACTTCACTTCTCCTCGCTTGAAAGTCAGGTGCGCATCGGCGGGTGCGCGTATTCAGATTGCGGGTCGCCGATCCGCCACGCCTGCGCGGCGATGGCCGTTTCGATGGGAAGGCCGTCGATGTCGGACACGCGCGGGACGCCTTCGTAAATCCAGCCGTTGCGTGGGCAGAGCGCACGGAGGAAGCGACCAGACTGCGGCAGCCCTGGAATGGTCATTTCCACCAGTTGCCCGATATCGGGCGAACCGCTGTCATCGACGACGCGGCCGTTACATTTGTCGAACATCCGGCCATAACCGATGATCGCGGCGCCAGCCGCTTTCACTTCGGCGTTGCGCTCCTTCAGAACCTCCGCCGGGTCAAGCGTATCGCGCTGCTCGATCCAGTGTGCGGGAACTCGCGTTCCATTGAACGCGTAGATCGCCCAGCCATCTGGATAGACAACCGCCGGACCTGTGGGGCAATGCAGGCGGCCGCGCTGGTCCCTTTCGAGCACATGATGGCGCTCAGAGACCCAGCATATTCGCTGGTGAGGTATCGCCCAGCCGGCCGAGCGGGCCAGCATGAATAAGCCCATCAACTTCTCGGTTTCACTTACCAGTCCACCGGCCTCTCGAAAATAATCGTAAAATGAAAGCCATCCGGCGTCATGAGAACCATAGACGCTGTCCCCGACGCTGGCCCAGACGCTGGCCCTGACGCTGTCCCCGACGCTGTCCCTGACGCTGGCCCAGACGCTGTCCCCGACGCTGGCCCTGACGCTGGCCCAGACGCTGTCCCTGACGCTGGCCCAGACGCTGGCCCCGACGCTGGCCCCGACGCTGTCCCCGACGCTGGCCCAGACGCTGTCCCCGACGCTGGCCCTGACGCTGGCCCCGACGCTGTCCCCGACGCTGGCCCTGACGCTGGCCCAGACGCTGTCCCTGACGCTGGCCCAGACGCTGTCCCCGACGCTGGCCCTGACGCTGGCCCAGACGCT